GGATTTACAGGATCTTTCACAACATAGATGTTGCTCACATAAGTCAGCTTACGTTTTTGCTTACGAGCAACTTCTTTACCAGCATCAGTTCCGTTGTTCCAGAGTTCGGAGTTGAGTTCCGATACAGGATCTTTCTGATTCAAAGTAGTCAGAGAGTTTTCAATATACCAGCCACCAGGACCCTGAAAAGCATGAGAATATAGTTTTACAAACGGCAGATCTTCACCATTAGGAGCGGGAAGGAATCGAATGACGGCATAACCATTGCCGCTCTTATCTACATCCAGTTTCCAATAACGCTCATCACTTGAGCCTGAGGTATTATTCATTTTTTCAACTTCCTTGACCAGTTTTGCAGTCAGACTGCCAAGAGAAGATTGTTTTTTAAGATCGGAAAAAGACATTTGGATTCGTTGGGTAAATTGGATTTGTTGGATTTACTTGGATATTATAGCAAAGAAAATCTCATGCGTCAATATGGTTTCGAAGAGACTCTATTGTTTTGAGCATACTTTCAAATAAAACGTTCATGTTGGTTTCGGAAGGAAACCCCATAATTGCTACAGATTTGCGCAAATTTTCTTTCAGTTCTATTGCTTCAGGATCATCGGAAAGTGATAATCTTGTATACATGATTCTTTGTCTTTCCAATAATATTGTCAGTTTTTCAATATGTTCCAGTTTCTGATCGCGGGACATAAAACCAAAGTTCATAACACTACCATAAAGAAACTCTTGAAGATTATTAATCTCTTTGAGTTCTTCTTGTATTAGTTCAGAATCGAAAAATTTACTCATTGATAATAGTCCTAATAATCCTTTTATACTGGAGCATATCGATATTTATGAATGGTGAATACTTCTTAATCTTTAGACTTACGGTTTCCCACACTGGGTCTAAAAGTTTCTTATCAAAGTTATTCCCGAACAGGAAGATCTTATCCCATATGACTAGGGTTTCTATATAAATCTTCCCACTCAGGAACATTTTTAGAATAGGTGGATGTTGCCTTGAACAATCAAATAACTGCTCCAAGTTGTTTGAAGACAACATTTGTTCCGATTGTTCTTTAAAAAGATAGGACAAACTTTGATGTCTTTTCTGCCATTCCTTATAATTTGCTTCTCCACTGTTGATGATTTCTCCAATCCATATTGTTTGGGGATTATCTGCAGAAAGAAAATTTGCAAGAAAAAAATCTACGATTTCTTTATCATTCATTTTTCTTGATGTTTTTTCAAACCAATACTTGTCTTTTCGTTTATTGAATGATGTTACAGTTGCGCGGCATTTGCCACCATACTTAAAAAAGTCATATTTACTGTTCGTAAAATGACTTTTCATAGAAAGATAAGTTTTATAAGTTTCAAATGGTGTCACAATGGCAAACGAGCACGCGAAGTTTTTTTCATGAAGTTAAGACGAATTGCATCCCACTTCAAACGTTCCTTTAGAGGTTTTGATATTAACTTTGATATAGAATCAACCTCGATGCTATTGATGTCACAATAATGACATATTGCATCGATGTAGTTCATTTTTTCTTCGGAAACAATTTTTTCAATCTCCAAAGCAAACTTTGCTGGGGTTAAGAACTTATTCTCAATAGCTTTTTCTAACTCTTTATTTGGTTCCATATTGCTCCAGTTTATCTCTAACAAATTTTCTAATATATTTGCTGAGGAGTTTGATATATTTTGATTTGTCATATTCTTCATAAACTACACACTCTCCGTTTTCGCAAGCCATGATTATTACAAGTTTTTTGACTGAAATGCCAGTCAGTTCATACAACATACAACCGTATGCCATACATTGTACAAAATAGTGCTCAATCCACTCTCGTGGTTTTGGTTTTTTTGATGTCTTAAAATCGATTATAGACAGTTCACCATTATATTCAGCAATACAATCTACAGTTCCCGCAACTCCAAGTTGTTTACTGTATAAGGAACCTTCGAGAGCGTAAATATTATTTATATGATTGAGTTCCTCTTTAGCAATCTTAAAAAGAAAATCCGCCAGCGGCGCAACAGTCGGCAAGTCTTGATTTTTAAGATAATGCTCCACAAGAGAATGCATATCCGTGCCGCGAGAAGTCGCCGCTTTAGTAATCCTTTCCGCTTCATCCTCACCAACCTTTTTGCGCCAGTTAATGAAGATTTCACGGTTAAAATGACTTGTAACAGATGTAATAGAAAAAAGTTTTAAGATTTCATCTTGTTCAGGAATCTTATAATATCTTACCCCATCAATTGTCTCCCGCTCAAGTTGCGGGAGACTAATATCAACATGTTTAAACATTAAAATCCTGCTTCAATTTTTGCAACAATGTATTCTTTAACAAGACCAGAGCGAACAATATCATTTACACCAAATTCAATAACATCAAATGAAGGCATTGCTCTCAAAACTTTCATAAAATCAATAATACCATTACGCTCGTTAGTTTTTTGTAAGTCAGATTGTGTGGCATCACCACAGAACATGATTTTACTATTTTCACCAACTCTGGTGATTATACTATCTAACTCATGAAATGTCAAATTTTGAAACTCATCAACAATGATTAATGCATTATCCAATGTTGTTCCACGAAGAAATGAAGTACTCCAGAATTTAATAGTTTCTTGAGATTTGAGATTTCCATAAAGCATCTCAAAATCAGCATCAGAAGGCATTTGGAACATATATTTTACCATATTCTTGTAAGGAATCTGGTAAATGTCTGCCTTATCATCATGACTACCAGGAAGAAAACCAATTTCTCTAGTTGCTACAAGAGAACGAACAATGTAAACTTTTTCTATTGGAGATTGTTCATCTAAAACTTCACGAATTGCATTATAAAGTGTAATAAAGGTTTTACCTGTACCAGCACACCCATATGCAATAATGTGCTTACCTGCAGCGTAAGCCTCAAATAGTTTTTTTTGATTTTCAGTTAACGGTTCAACATCAACAAGATAGTCTGCATTAATTGGTTTTTTCCTCTTCATTTGTTTGGTCGTGAGACCAATACCAATCGATTGATTTTCTTGAGAAGCTCTTCTTCTTCTTGACATTGGTGTTTTTGTGTTAGATTTTCTTTACTCTTGATCCAGGAGCCTTGCTAGCTTTAGCAAGAACATCGTTCCAGCCAGGATTTTTGGCAATGAGTTTATCTTTCCACTCGCCAACTTCTCCTGGTGTTGCACATCCTTGCGACCAGTCACGTTGCCATTCTGGATTGTCTTTATACCACTGAGTGATATCATGAACACTCATTTCAACTTCTTTCCGTTCACCAGTCTCTTTATGAATAATAGGATAAATTGCCATTGTCTATAATGATTTACAAAAATATTTATGGACTCAAACGTGCCTTATGAAGACGCTTCTCCTCATAATAATGAAAGACTTCTGGAACCCATGCTTTGACTACAGGAACCATGCCTTCACACAATGCTTGAATTTCTACCTGAGCATCCAGTTTAGCTCTGAGATCCAAAAAGTGAAGTGCTGCTCTCAATGAGAATGAAACTACAAAGTTCTGACGAATGTTCTGAGGAAGATAATCTCTCAGATGCTCTTCTGCCATACCACGCTTCTCAAATGCCTCTGTATACCGCTCAGATGCCGCTAGACAGAACTTTAACTGCCTTTCGTAATCTTCCTGCGTCCATTCATACTTATGCCCTTTGCGGTCAAGGTAGAGCCCAGCAGGACGCACATAGAAAACTTCCTGCGGTTTTAGTTCACCCTTAGCAACTTTCAACACACGGCGACCAGTATAACGCTGTGATTGAACATCAAACGATACACCAACACGATGAGTTCTTGCCTGAACCATTACATTATGAACAAATCCAACACAATCCAAAGCAATCGCAGGATGCTCCAACGGACCCCAGTGCCCACGTTCATTTGCAAGTAGTTGCTCAACAACCCATTTTCCACATTCCGTCTCATTCGGAGGGAACTTCGTATGAATGGGTTCCTCAGAGTAATCATTCTTTCCTGCTTGCCAGATAAGAGTTTGTGGAAGTTGTGTCTGCCGAAGCATTACAACTTTCATGTTGTTATCTAGTTCTAGAAGATCTTTTGCTTTTACTGGTTTCATTTTTTTCCAAATCCTTTTGAGGTTTTATTTTCGATTTGAAGAATCTGTTCTTCCAATTCTCTTATTTGATTTTTCATCTCTCTAAGCTGATCAGCACTATAGAGATGCTCTTGTTTTACCAATCTTTTTAGTAGATTAATTAATTTCTTTGCCCGCATTATTCTTCAATATAATCTTTAAAAATTTTCAAAGCATCATCCCAAATAATAAAATCATTATTCAATGTAACTGGGACAAAGCAAAGTGTCCATCTTCCTTGGTTTGTTGGATTATTAGTTCCATGAAGAACACCAACATTTACCAAACTTGGTCGGTTAGTATTTGCTTCATACAGCAAAGTACAATCTTTTTCTTCTGCCCACAAGTTATGATGGTATTCGCTTGTGTTCTCATTTCCTCCAGAAATAACTCTTTCCTGAACATTATCAGAATGCCACCATTGAATCACACCCTCATCTGGTCCCCAAGTGACATTAATCTTGGCATGATTTGTATAAGCTGCATGATCAGTATGTATAGGAATCTTTGAGTGTGGAGGTGTATAAAAACATTCCTTAAGATGACATTTAAGATTTAGTTTATTTAACCACCGATCAACAATAGGAAAAGGCATTCGATTTATATAATGATGTCGAATGATATTGCCACGCTTTCTAAACTCTTTAGGTGGAATAATTTCAAAGGGAAGATTTAAATATCGATGATAGTTATTTTCCATCAATCATCATCATCTTCAAAAATTTCATCGTAATCTACTCCTTTTGGTTGAATGTCGTCATATCGATATGAAGATGCATCAGAATAAATTTCTGCCTTCAAAGAATCGATAAGAAGTTCAAGATTGCGAACAATTAGTTTAAGTTTATCTTTATTCATTGATCTCTACAATCATGTTGTCAATATATTTTTTTATTTCATCAACTACAATCAGTCTGGTACTGATTGATGGATTTATGTATCCCTTTGTATAAGCTTTGGCCATATCCAAAAGATGATCCGCAAGAGATTCTGAATACTTTGCGATAATTGTTTCTTTAGTGCTCATTTTAGATTGAATATTTAATCTATATTTTACATAAAAAAGGGGAAGGTGTCAATCCCTTCCCCAAAATATCAACGCATTGCCATGTGGAGTTGTGCCTCTTTGAGGCGTTTCTCTTTCAGCATTTTTTGTTTGATTAGGATAAGTGCCATCGGTTTGCTCCTTTACTTTGTGGGTATTGGTGCGTTCCTTCAAACAACGTTGCGTTCGCTATTTGCGAATAGCGAATGAACGATCCGTTCCTAGTCGTTTTACTTCCGCCTCAAAGAGGTGAACGTTACAGTATATATCATAGCACATCTTTTAAAATGTAGCAACCACTACAGTTTTGTATAGTATCGATACTATTTACGTTTTTTCTTTTCGGGTGCTTTGTATCCCCAGACTTTGGGATTAATTTTTCCTTTACCCCAAACCATACTAAGGATTACTGGACCCAGATTATCATAGTACATATCAAATAAGTTTGTTAGTTTACCACATCGGGTTAAATCATAACAAACTTTATTATCTATTTGATAGGTCACAATATACGCATCAGTAGGAACTTGAGTATCCTTAGCTTCTTCCAGAGTGCAATTTTGTTTTAGTATTTCGCATCCATAACGAGATCTAAGCGATTCTCTTTCTTGTGCTGACCATATTTCAGCAGAATTTGTTTTGGATACCTGATCTTTTTCTGATGGCATCTTTTTTTGTTGTACTGTATTATTTTCCATAATAATAACATCAATGATTTATGATTATCCTCTATTTCCCCACTGAATATCGGGATAGGCTTCAGAAACAATTTCTTTTGTAATTTTATACTTTGTTTCTAGTTTTTTATCTTTACAAAGGCAAACAATCTCAGCTTCAAAAGGATGCAGACCCTCAAGAATATTGATAAACATAGTTTCTCTGCGTAGAGAACTTAGTGAATCATTTCCACCCTTTACGAAGTTATAAAATCTTTGATATTCTTTGCGAATCGATGATTTCCCCTGATCTTGCGAACCTAATGAGTTTGTACCAAGTTCAGACATCTTGGAAACAGCATCTCCAATCTTTTCAGAAAGAGTTCCACTAAAAGAATTTTGCTCGCCAACATTAGAATAAGGAACTTCACCAGGTGGAAGTAAAGAAATTACTGTCTCATCAAAGTTCCAAATAAAGATAGTTTTAAGTGATAAATCTTCGTACTTTTTAAGAACTTCAACTTTTTTGGCGTTGCTTCTTTGCTTTGAAGCAAGATTTAGAATCTCAAAAATAAAAGGATTTGCGGGGAGATCTTCAATTTTTTCAGAAACAACTTTTGGTTTTGCAGTTGTTTTGGGCTTAGTCGTCGTCTTCTTCTGTGTCGTCGTAGTCATAATCGTGTTCAAATCGAAAGGCAATTACTTCATCGGGAATAATATTCCCATTATCATCAAAGAACTCTGGATGCACTTGTATTTTTTGTGATTCCTGATAGTTCATCATATACTCTCTGGCTACCCATCCAGCTATCATTCCCACTATAAGAAATAATATGGTTAAGAATGAACCGAAAACTAGGCTGATTGCTAACATTTTTTTCTCCTGGGAACTACTGGGTTTTCCTTGTTTTTAAGGAAAATTCAAAGTAGATGGTAATTTCCCGATGGAAAAAGCAAACCATCTTCTCAAAAACGATATGAAATGGATTAGTTTGCTTTTGTTTTCCTCCATTAAGTATAAGTTCAATACCACGGTTATAGTGGTTTTCAGTGTTATTTATGTTACTATTGAACGATTTGTTGTTCTTTGAGGAATTTGATTGTGTCAACGCATCCTCCTAGTTTTTTATCATCACACATGACTTGTGGAAAAGTCGAGCCCTCTCCAAATTCTGCATAGAACTCTTCTCGTGTAAAGTCTTGCCCTAAAGTATACACTACATGGGTTTGATTTGTCAAGTCCAATACTTGCTTAATTTTAGTGCAATATGGGCAATCAGTTTTTGAATATACGGTAAACTTCATATTTCTTAATAGAAGAGATAATATAATTTATAATCCATCTTCATGCCAACATTCATTATATCCTTGTTTTTGGCTATCATATGGGTATGAATACAGATTTTTCTTTGGCCAACTTAAGTCAATACCTTCTCTTGGAAAAGATTTAAAAATCTCCCTTGAAAGAGTATTACTGATCTCATAAGCCTCTTGCCAATCTGGTGCATAATCGTAAAGATATTTTTCAGGTTGAAGAAGAAAGATTTTAATACGATCATCAAAGTTTGAACAATAATGAGCGCCAATGTAAGTTTCTGTTCTAGTATAATAACCATAATATTTCCAGAGTTGATCTTTACTGATTCTTACTCGATCAATCAGTCCATTATATTCCAACGGAATATCAAACATTGTAATGAGATGTTCGGTTTTCCCCCAAAAAATGTGATCCCTAGGATGAAATAAAAGGTGAGGATACATTCCAGGAACAAAAATCCTCTTCTCATTTCTATGTTCAATAAAGAAATCATACATTTTTAACATACTCTCATGAGTATATTTTTGATCTGATCTCATTTTGATTGCATAATCAGTCGTAACTTTTTGCAATCCTGCAAGAGAGCATACAATCTGAAGATTTCGATTATCTGTTCCTGGAGAAAATGGAATCTTACTCAGGACAGTTTCAAATCTATCTTTTAAAGGATAAGTAACCTCAGTATTTTCCCAACAAGAAAGAATAACTTTATTTACAAATGGAAGTCGAAGATAATCAGAGATTATTTCATTAGTAAACTCATCATATGGTCCTTGCAGGACAATATCAAGCTTTTCATAGATATTATCCTGCATTAGTTCTTTTTTTCCTTGGAAAAATCAATATTATAGTGCTTTAAGTTGTTGACCACTGATTCGTAATAGTTTTCCGCCATATCATAATTATTAGCAAGATCTAAGAATATTTCTTTAGATTCGTCAACTTTACCCCACCACCAACCAGAAACTGCTTTTTCAAAAAGAAGTCCATAGTATCCAGGATATTCAACATCACTGGTGAGTGGTTTACTATTAAAATCAGAAATACTAAGTCCAAGAGATGCATACTTATAGCAGTCGTGCCATTGATTTCTTCTTTCATGAAATCTAGCAAGAAGGAAATAGGCTTCAGGTCTTTTTGGCATAAGACATAAAGCTTGTTGAAGTAGCGAGACCGCAGTACCATCTCGTGTACCTTGACGATCATAACAATGATGGCATTTAATCAAAGATTCGTATGTAAAAACATCATCTGTAGATCTTTCGGCTGCTCTTAGAAAATACGTTAAGGCTGGAGCAGTATGCCCCTCACCTTCATACCAAAGACCAACATTAAAATTATGTCTAGGATTTTCAGTGTCACATGAAAAAGTAGTCAATAAATTTTGAAGTTCTGATTGATACTTAGGTTCATCTTGATCCATACTCTCAATGAACTCGGTGTTATTCATTAACTGATTCAAAGAAGATGTAGAACCGATATTTCTCCACCAGTTCAATACATGTTCATAACTTTCAATATGATGCTCTTTATTTCCACCCTCAATATTAGCAGTTTCGGTAAATGTTGATTTTAAATTTTGATCTTCAACAAATAAATCAAATGCATAAACCTTACCCAAACCATAAAACAATACAGTTTCTGGCATTGGATAAAACTGAGTTCCAGGAATTTCTAACCGATATGAATCACCGTCACAATATCTCTCAATAATCTTTCTTGCATAATCTCTGGTTAAAATATATGCAGTTACAGACCAATCATACATTGTACGTTCTCTGAATGTAACCTCCTCCTGATTACTACGAACACAGCAAAGTTGAATGCATTCAGCATCTTCAGGAAGTGCCTCAATAAAATCAGTCCAGTTAAAGGTCCAATACTTTACAGTATCAAGACTCAGATCATCTTCACAAAAGAAAGCATAATCTTCGTCAGTTTCTTCATACCACTTTCTAATCGCCTTAATGTGGGAAACTACACAACCAGTGGTTCCATCATCTAAAATGTGAAGTTGTTCACCATAAACTTTGTCATCAGATTCATGAAATCTTTTTGAGATTATTGGATTAAAAGTGTAAATTCCATATTCATGAAACTGATTTTGAAGATTATCTCTTCTGTCTTGACTTTCCTCCAGACTGATGTAATAAACGCTCGGAAAATCTATAAGTTTATCTTTACTAACTATAAGTTCATTAATTTTCATTTTACTTGCAGTGTCCTTCCACCAGTTAACTACGATATTATGTGAATTAGTGTGATTCTGATCTAGATGCCCAATATGTTCGGAACTCTCATCATATTCCTTCTCATATGAAGGCATTAATGATATATCTTCAACAAAAAGAGGAATGCCATATACCTTATCAGTAAGAGAGAACATGATAGTTTCCACAACGGGAACTACAGCCCAATCCTCCCTAACATGAGCATCAAATGCCTTTGTGTCCAAGTAAAAAGCATCATCATAATGATAAGTATCAATGAGTTTTTGTGCATATTTTCTAGTGATTAGGTATGCACATGCAGACCAATCACACCAGCATCTTGATCTAAACCCAATATGAAAAATAGAAAAGTTTTCTCGAATCCAAGAAAGCTGAATACAATCCCAGTCTAAAGGAAGTTTATTAAAAAACTCTTCCCAAGTAAAGTTCCAATATTTAACTGTTTCTAAACTTAGATCATCCTCACAGAAAAATGCATAGTCTTCGGTCGTACTGTTTAACCATTCTTTAACTGCTTTTAGGTGAGAAGTTACTGGACCTCTACTTCCCTGACTCAGCCGCCAATCCCCAATTCTTTCAAGATATTCAGATACAATTGTGTGCTTAGAATCTTCATATTTTTCAAAAATATGAGGCGTTAAATTTTTAATCCCATAGTTTGCAAATTGCTCAAAAAGTTTTTCCCTTCTTTCAGTAGAATAGTCAACGCTAATAAAATTTACAGAGGGAAACTTATCAAGCTTATTTTTACTACCAGGTTCCTTTATGTTTGCAATATAGTACCTATCACGAACTTCTACAATATCCCATTCAGTTTTAGGTTTTACATATGCCTCAGTAACCTTAGATATTATCTCTTCATTACATTTAATATGATGCATAGAAATTGCATAGTCAACTTGCCAATCAAGTTCTTGTCCAGAATAATAAGGTGAAAGATTGCTACGGACATTATCAATAAATTTTGGATCTTCATAACCCACAAAGTTTTCTATGCGCTTCTTATCAGGATGGGGGACATGAAAAAATCTATGGTCAAAATTCATTCTCTTATGATTAAGATTTAAAAGCTCCAATCTTTGATAAAGCTCATCATCCTCATAGGCATAATATTGACCTAAAGCCTCATTGTAGCCACCAACCTTTAGGAAATTTTCTTTAGTAACATACAAAAGACCAATCAAATATTTGTAATATGGGCTATATGTATTATAATAATCCACCAAATCTGTATCAGTCATTGCATCACGATCAATGACATAAGCACCGAGTTCTTCAGAATATTTTTCTGGACTTTTATAAGAATTTTTTCCAGAAACAAAAGAAGTATCATCAATTTGATACGTATCAAAAAAATTATAATATGGATTAATGACGTGATCGCAATCAGCTTTAAGAATATGATCCCCTGTCGTTAAACTAATCGCAAGATTTAATGGTTGTGGTTGGTTGAAATGTTTTTGATCATTAACTCTTACAATCTTTATTCTTTCATCAAGATCTGTCAAATAATCCAGAGGTTTATCAGAACTCCAATCAACAATAATAATTTCAGTGATTTGCTCAAAGTTTAACCAAGATGCTAAAGAAAGATTAAGAGCTTGATTGCGATTCTTACAAGCACATATTAAAGAAACTTTCATTTTTTCCATACAAACCCAATTCCCCAATCATTAAGACAACTATTTTCAACCACATTCCATTTATCAGTATCCAAAGATCTTATAAAAGAAGCTGGTCCAGGATGGCAAGAAGTATCATGAAATCCTACAATCCCATTA